TAGTTATAACATTACTAATAAAAGTTTTCTAAGTGGTTTTGAACCGTTGTCTGGTTTGTTGTCAGGCGATGTTGGTGCAATGAACCGTTGGTTCTCCATGATGGCAGACTCTACTATTCCGTTGACTGGTGTACGTTCTATTCTAAATAAAGCTATTGCACCTGGTCTGAAGGAAGTAGAAAATAACTGGTGGAGTTATCTTGCGAACCGTAATAAGTGGTTACCACCTGTTAATGATAACCTACAAAATATGCTTGATGTTTACACTGGTGAACAGATCAAATATTTTGAACCTATAACTGCTGGTATCAACTCTTTACTGCCGTTCTTTAAAACAAATGGTGGTATGGAAGAATGGCGTCAAAAACTACTTGCATCTGGTTGGGATGGTCTACAACGACCACGTTCTAATCCAGTAACTGGTGAAGTTGTCAAACCTGAAGAAATCCACCACATTAATAATTGGATTGCTCAGAACTATAAACTTGGTGAAAAAGTAGAAAAACTACTTAATAAGTATGAAGGTATGGGTGAAGCTGAGATGAAGCGTTATGTGAAAGCACGTGGATTGAAAACACAGAAGGAGATGCCAATTAAAAAAACCTTACTCCATCAAGACTTGACTAAACTCCATAATGATGCTTATAGACTTGCATGGGAAGATTATCGTAGCAGGAATATTGAACGCGCTAATGGTGAGCACATTCAAAAAATTGCAGAGCAACGATTGAGTCAAGGTAAATACCAAGAGGCTAGACAGCTGTCAGATCAAGCTAAGTCACTACAAGAACATCCTCTATCACAAATGAAATGACCTTACCTAATACTTTTCAAACCGGTGTAGCTATTCGTGCAACTGATCTAAATGGTAATTTTACTAATTTAGATACACGAGTTACAACTCAAGAAACTAATCTTACAACAACTACGTTGAAGCTGCAATCTGCTAATGGTACTAACTATAACATTACTGTTAGCAATGCAGGTGTATTAACGGTAACAGCAGCATGAAAAAGAAAGCTACTGAAGACCAATTTAATGAGCTACATAATCTTGTTACTAAGGAATTTCTCTCTCGCATTAAGTCGGGAGAGGCTTCCACCCAAGATCTTAAGGCAGCTTGTGATTGGCTTAAAACTAATGACATCTCAGGGGTTGCATTTGATGGTAATCCTCTAGATAAACTGGCAAATATTATGCCACAGGTAGATCCAGAAATGGTCCAACGGAGGCTTTATGGAAAAAGGCAGAACTCAGAAGTTCTATGATAAAAACCCTGCTGCTAACCAACGTAGGTTAAAACAACAGAGTAATTATCAAAAAACTGCTAAGGGTAAATCTCTTAAAATTAGAGCCAATAAACTAAATAGAAAGTTAGGCACTTACGGTAACGGTGATGGTTTAGACGCATCACACACAAGCAAAGGCGGTCGTCTCGCATCAAAAAAAGCTAACCGTGCCCGCAAGGGTATCCATTCCTAATGACTCCTCTCCTTCCAACACCTGACCACTACCTTTACAACCTAATAGCCATGACATCCTCTGAAGCCAAGCGCCTTTGGAGGCGCGGCATTAAAGAACATTTTGATTGTACATGCATTTATTGCGGAGAAACTTATGACATCAACGACCTTACTATTGATCATGTTCATCCTCGCTGCCGTGGCGGTGGAGATACGAACAACACAGTATGCGCCTGTTTACAATGCAATCAAGACAAAGGAAGTCAAGACTGGAAGGATTTTATCCAACGCTTCAACAATCCGTTGAGAACACAACTACTTGAAAATTACATTAAAGCATAACCATGAGCAACCTTGTAGAAAAAAAATCTATTTTTGATGGAATGACTATGTCTCAAATGAAAGAGGCATACAGTAACATGACTGCTAAAGAGCGTGGTCAATTTGCAGGAGCATTTGTTAGAGCAGCTAAAACAGCTAAAAAACCTGATGCTAAACAGTCTAATAAGGCTGCATCTTCTACACAACAAGCTAAAAAACCTGCTAAACCTACATCTAAAGTTAAGAAAACTGCTGAAGCACAAGCCCTTGAGCGCAGGCGTAGTCGTATGACTTCTGAAGCTAAAGCACTCGATACAAAACGAGCACGTCGCGTTTTAAACAGACCTGCAACTGGAGCTATGGCTAATCAGGTTGACAAAAATAATGCTAAAAAAGCTCTTAACAAAACCGGTAAACCTAAAAAAACAGGGCGTTCTTCAATGCAATATGCTGGTAAGTTTCCTGGTGAACCTGATAAAAAAGAAGAGAAAAAGAAAAAACCACGTAACCTTAATAAAGGATCATTCCGAAACCTTTATAAGTAATAGCTATGTACTCTCGTCCCGTAAATAAACAGGCTCCTCCTGTTAGCAGCATGGGTAGTATGCGTGCTAAAGCCCGTCTACCTAAAACATCACCTACCGGTGCTATTCAACCCGGTCCTAAGGCTCCTGGATTTAGTCCTACCATGGGTGGCCCTATGGCTAAAATGGATCGTACTGGTGTACCAATGACTCCTATTTTTGATGATGCTGGTCAAAAATATAATGGTGCACAACGTTCTAAAAAAATGACTTACTGATAATATCATGCCGTCCGCAAGGGCGGCTTTTTTATTATGGCTAGAGTATCTCCTAGTAAACAAAATCAAGCAAATAAAAAAATACCTTATGAAAATTCAACTGCTTATTGGGCAAATGAGATTTCTAAGGTTGATGATGGTAGAGCTAGAATTCCAGTAGAATTAAAAGAAGGTTTTTATAACGCTTGGAAACGAGAAGGCAAATCTCCTCAAAGAGTTTATTTTATCTGGAAAGGTACAAACCCATATGCACGAAAAGGGTTTTTTCAAAGTTATGGTACAAGGTCTTCTCAACGTGGAGGTGACCCATATCAGCCTTCATATTATGAAAATAATATGGCAAAAGGCGCGAGACGTCGTGCAAAGCAAAAACAAGCGACAATTGAATTAACAGATTATTTTGACCAGTTAAAGAAAAAATGGCCTGATGCTCCAGATAAAGATGTAGCTCAATTAGCTCAGAATGCTTTTGATGTAGATCAAACTTATTTAAAAATTGCAGCTGGTGAAATATCACCTAAAATTCATTACGAGCATACCCAACCTTTGTCTAAAGGAGGATTAGAAACTCGTATTAACGTTGAAATGGACGATGCAGATTTTAACGTTACTAAGGGTGCTAAAGAACCATCCCAACTAACTAAATCAAAATATAATATTGTTTCAGATAAAGGTAAAGCTATTGAAAAAAGTTTGCAAAGTCCTGTAGTTAATCCTAGATCTGAACAACAATTTGTTGAAAGACGTTCTGCTATCAGAAAAGATTTAGGTTATTCAGGTGCTATTACTCCAGAAGCAATCCAAGCACAAAGTAATGTTCAACAAAGATTTGGACAAGCTCTTAGTGAAATGGAGTTTAAAACTGCTCAACAGGCGTTAGCTAATGTTAGAAAAGAAGCAACTAAAAGAGCTTTGTTTGGAGCTGCAAGGATAGTTACTCCTGTTGCTAAATCTACAACAACACCTAGTAACACTCATATTAATAAAACTAGGGCTTCAGTTATGATGGGTAATCGATTAATGGGAGCAGGTACTCTTGGAACAGAAACACATCCTTTAGGAGGCTCAGTAATTGATACTGATCCATTGTTTGGTCAAGGATTACCAATTAGAATACCCTAAAAGAACCTACAACGCCCCTAAACCACCCTAAAGGTACAAACACACATGACTAATGTTTTAGACGCCTTACAGGGCGATTTCAAGCTGTTTCTGCAAGCTCTATGGTCACAGCTAGACCTACCATCTCCTACTCGTGCTCAATATGCAATCGCAGACTACCTCCAAAACGGACCAAAACGTCTACAGATTCAAGCTTTTCGAGGTGTTGGTAAATCTTGGATTACCGGTGCTTTTGTCCTCTGGACCCTATTCAACAATCCTGAGAAAAAAATAATGATTATATCTGCATCTAAAGAACGTGCAGATAACATGTCAATCTTCTTACAAAAACTAATCATTGAAACACCCTGGCTTTCTCATCTGCGTCCTAAATCTGATGACGCCCGTTGGTCCCGTATATCATTTGATGTTAATTGCAGTCCACACCAAGCTCCGTCTGTTAAATCAGTGGGAATCACTGGTCAACTTACTGGTAGCCGTGCTGACCTAATGATTCTTGATGACATCGAAGTACCCGGTAACTCCATGACAGAACTCATGCGGGAAAAACTACTTCAACTATGCACAGAAGCAGAATCTATTCTTACTCCTAATGATGATTCTCGCATTATGTATCTGGGTACTCCTCAGACTACCTTTACTGTCTATCGTAAGCTAGCTGAGAGGTCCTACAAGCCCTTTGTTTGGCCTGCTAGGTATCCTAAGAAGGTAAGTCAATATGAAGGGCTTCTAGCGCCTCAATTGGTGGTTGATATTGATAGTGGTGCTGATATTTGGGATGTTACTGACCCTGATCGTTTTGATAATGATGATCTTCTAGAACGTGAAGCATCTATGGGTCGTAGTAACTTCATGCTTCAATTCATGCTCGATACTTCCCTTAGTGATGCAGAAAAATTCCCACTTAAAATGGCAGACCTTGTGGTTACTTCCGTTAATCCTACTACTGCCCCTGATTCTGTCGTCTGGTGCTCAGACCCGAAAAATGTCATCAAAGAACTCCCGACTGTTGGTCTCCCTGGAGATTATTTCTATTCTCCAATGCAGCTCCAAGGCGAATGGTTACCTTACACCGAAACAATCTGCTCGGTTGATCCGTC